TAAGTTTATCTTCAGTAGCGTCTAGGTTGTCTTGATTGAGTGCTTTATACCCAGTGGGTGGAGTGTACACAAAAAACCCATCAGAGGCAGCGTCAAAGGAGGTAGAACTACTAGAGAATGTATTAGCCATCTGACCAAAGTTAAGTAGATATGTTTCAGCATAACTTCCTCCTCGTCCATAGATAAATCTTCTTGAGATACCAGTTGGCATTTTTGTTTCAGCAACTGTTGTTGCATTTGCAAAAGTATCTCTTGCACCACCTGCTCTATACCAAGTGTTGTTATTACCTATGAAGAGTGTACCTACACTAGCATCATAGGCAAACTGCAATACGTCACCACTAGAAAGGAAAGAGTTAGCACCTGGAGTATTACACCAAGTAGTCCCACCATTAGGACTGCTGCTATAAAAATTACTGTTTCCACTGTGGGTTTCAAAAGTAACTTGATCAGTGAAACCATTAGATGGGTTGTTTGTTGGAAGTGGAGTACTTGCTGGAACTACTCCAAAATAACTCCCACCTCCAGTTGCATAGCTTGCGGCATCAACTTCCCAGTACCATTGTCCAGTTGCTGGAATGGGCATAGTTGTATACGTTGTACGCTGATTTGTGGCACTAACAATTTTTGTATTACCTTCACTTAATGTTCCAGCACCATTGTTTGTTGGATCAAATGTTGGGAAGTTTTTAGAAGGTGTGTCGCTAAACTGATCTGACGTTGACCACGCTGCTGACCCTGAACTAGAACCAGAACCATCCTCACCATATTTTTCTGCAAAATTAAATCCATTGCCAGAAGTATCTGTTCCTACACCATTACCAGTACCAGTAGGACTTGCAAATGCCATATAGAAACCTCTGTTTCCATATGCACCTACATTTGTTTTATAATCTTTTGGCACCCATCTATTAGTAGCTGTGTCTACTTGACCAAAATCAGTAGGTGCTTTCAACTGCCCATCTAGTATCTGAAATTCTGAGAGGTAAGAATTTAATGGGAAACTGTCAGCGTATCCTGCTGATAAAGGTGCTAAATTACCTATCATATGCTCTTCATTCGCAAAGAGAAAATAATCTGCGTTGCTTGCACTTTGATAAGTTGTAACTGTACTAGTTACCTGTACACCATTAACCCATGCCTTTATTTTATCTGCTGCTGTACCATTATCAACATCAATATTATAAACAATATTTACCCATTCTGATTCTGACAAATAACTTATAGGTATTCTGAAGTCTCTATTAGGATTAGATGGATGATCAAGAGTCATATAAATATCTTGTTGACCAGATTGATCATTTATATAAAGTCTAAATCTTTCAGATTGAGAAGAATTAGAACAAGATAAAATTTCTTGATCTCCACCATTAAAACAAACTTTAATCCAAAAACTAATTGTAGCTTGAGAGTTACTTGATCTTGCTGTGTCGCTGGCTGAATACGTTCTTGATAGAAATCTTTCATCGTCATCATCAAACATAGCAGAGAAGGACACATCAAAGGCATCTGTAAACGGTACAAAGTCTCCTACTCTTTGACTTCGTCCATTACCTTCGTAGAGAGTAGGTGCAAAGTAGTCTATTCCTTGATAGTCTGGTGCAGATAGGTTAGCACTTGTTAAAGCTTTATACCCACTGGGAACAGAATATTTAAAATTACCTCTCCCATTTGCATCAGTATTACCACCTGCTGTTGTCTGACCATTAAACGTAGGACTTTGCCCAAAGTTAGCTACCCCATCACCGTTAGCATAAGCTAGGTAATAAGGTTGGAATGTTCCAGAACCAGCACTGTTTAACCCTGTAAATGCTGCATTGGTCAGTGAACTACCGCTGGTAGGATCACCGCTCGCTTGGAAAGTACCGTTCTTTGAAAAGTAAACACCTCCATTATCCATATCCAAAGCGATACCAACAATATCGTTAGTGGCAATAGCGTCTCCATATGAAGCACTGCTATTGTTATTTCTTTTTGTCCCTGCAAATTCATAAGAATACATTAAAGAACTGGCATAAAGAGCATTGGTATCATCTTCTAGACCTGCCTCTACATCACAGATTCCTAGCATGTTAGAAGTATTACCCTGTGCGACTACATAGACTTCCCAATACCATTTACCAGAAGAAACTCCATAGTTTCCTGTTGCTGCTGGATTAGTGCTTGTTTGACTAGAGGAGAATCTAAGATTACCTTCTGCAAAAGTTTGAGTTTGCGTATTAACTCTTAGTGGATTCCAAGTAGCAAATGCACTTGAAGGACTGCTCCCTGTCTGATTATCAGCGTCCATATCGGTAGGTGTAAAATCATTATTATATCCACTAGTATCATTTCCCAGATCAGAGCTATTAGCATAGTCTAGTAAAAAAGAATTATCACTTCCTGCTGCTGTTAAAGTTACAATATCTGAATTTTTTTTAGGAACATACTGCGAACCATTAGTTCCCAATGTAAATGAATCTAGAAAATCTGTTATGGCAAAGTCACCTTGCTGAATCGACTTGGTGCCAATCATAAACGACTGCGCCAAATAGCCTTCAAAAGCACCATTCTCGTAGCTGTCCCCAACTTCATGGACACTGGCTAAATTAAAATCGTAGGCGTGATTTAGAGCAGGGTATGTTCCTGTAAGTGCTGCCTCTACTCCATTGATAAACATTCTTACTCTGTTTGTGTCTGTGGCTTGAGTTGTATCAACGCTGACTAATACGTGATACCAACCAATATCCCTAAATAGTGCTGTTGTGCTTAGAATATGAGAGCCAGCTTCAGTCTGTAGGTAAATTTTATTATTTGCGGCATGACGTAGTGATGTGTAAGTGCCACTTCCATTTCCAGCACAAAATAATGCGCCAGCAACCCCAAATTCTGTAAGCTGAAACCAAGTGCCTAGCGTAAATTCTTTGCCATCCTCATTATCAAACTCGCTTGCTGGTTTCGTCAATCCATCTGCTGATCCATCTAACCAGACAGAATTACCAATAAGGGTGGTGTCAAATGATGCAGCACCACTACTAGCTGCTGCTGCTGCACCAAATAATAAATTATTAGAAAATACCATGTCTAACTATTTCCATATGCGTTGGTTAAAATTGCATGAATGTTTTCTCCAGTGCTATCACTAGAGATAGATACTACAATATAATCTAGTCTTCCCACTGCACCATTACTTACATCCAGAGTTGGTACGCTTGCTCCTATAAATTTCCAACAAGTGTTATAAGCCAATGTACCACTACCTCCTGACTGAACTAAGAAAATACTTCCTGTTTGTCCTTTGGTAGCATTAGTAGGTCTAGCCAGGGTATGTGCTGCTGTAACTGTGGTAAGAAAGTTTTGAGCATTAGAGAAGTTTAAGGATACAGAAGTTATACCATTAATAGCTGTTGCTGATATAGCTGCTGCTCCTGACTTAGCCAAGAACAATTGACCACCCAGACTTACATTACCTGTAATCTGTGCTGCCCCACCAATCGTGGCTGTACCTCCCACATGTAAATTACCTGATACTGAAGCATCATCATCAAATGTTGCAGCACCTGTAGCTAAAAATGTACCTCCTATCGAAGTATTACCAGCTACATCTAACGTGCCTCCAACAGTTGTATTACCACTTACACGTACTGTTCCCAAGAATCCTGCTGCACCACTAACTGTAGCAGTGCTTAAAAGATTAACTGCACCTCCTATAGATACTGCACCTCCTATTGAAGCTGCACCAACTACTGTTGCTGTTCCACCAATAACAATATTACCTGATACAGATACATCGTCATCAAAGGTAGCAGCACCTGTAGACATAAACGTACCACCAACTGAAGTGTTACCTGCAACATCTAGCGTACCACCAACTGTTGTGTTACCACTGACTCGCACAGTTCCTAAGAATCCTGCTGCACCTGATACTGTGGCTGTACCTCCTACAAGAAGATTAGTAACTGAAACATTTCCTTCAACTGAAGCTGTAATTCCTGTTAAGTTAGAGCCATCTCCAAAGAAAGCACTTGCACAAACTTTAGCATTAGTGGCTTGAAGATTACCACCTGCTATTGTAACTGTACCTCCAATATTAACATTACCACTTACAGATACATCATCTTTAAAATGTCCTGCTCCTGCTACAGTAACAGTTGATCCTAAGACTGTAGCCCCTTCAAGCGAGGTAGCACCACTAACTCTAACAGACCCTAAGAATCCTGCTGCACCTGAAACAGTTGCAGTACTTAAAAGATTAACTGCACCTCCAATAGATACAGCCCCTCCTATTGAAGCTGCTCCTGCAACAGTTGCTGTACCTCCTATATTTACATTACCGCTTACAGATACGTCATCATCAAACGTAGCTGCTCCAGTTGTTATAAGAGTTCCTCCTACAGAGGTATTACCTGCAATATCAAGAGTACCTCCCAGTGTAGTATTACCACTTACTCTGACTGTACCAAGAAATCCTGCTGCTCCACTGACAGTGGCAGTACTTAAAAGATTAACTGCACCACCTACAGAAAGAGTTCCTCCAATTGTAGCAGTGTTTGCAACTATAAGAGAACTTACAGAAGTATCTCCTGATGCTACAATACTGGTAAGATGTCTACCACTTCCAAAGTAAGAACTTGCACATACATCTCCATTAACTTTTAAAGAGCCTCCTACAGAAGCACTAGAAGATACTGCAAAGGCACCTCCTATTCTAATAGAATCAGTGGCTACAAGTAAAGCAGTGTTAGTACCATCTCCTCCCTCAACTTGTGTAAGAGAAGAAGATACAGCACCATTACCACTTACAGCAAGTTTAAGCAGACCTTTATAAGTATCAGCTATTCTTTTACCTGTTAAATCAAAATCACTCATGCGCTATTCCATACTGGTGAAACTACTTGATCACTCATATTATTAGGAGTACCATCCCAAAGTAAGTTAGCTGTATTCCACACTAGGTTACGACCTCCTGAATCAGGTCTAGGATTTTTTATTTTAACATCATCCCTTACATCAGGAATTTTATTTTGGGGATGATTCTTTAAATCGAAAGCACCTTCATAATCTTCTGGACAAACTAATAAACCAAAACTATTTAGTTTCATTACCCTATGAGGATATCTAAAACCACAAGTATCACATATAGCTAATGCTTTACTATCTGTTGCCATTATACTGTCCTAATTTTTGGTCTAAAGAAAATACTTGCACGTTCTTTATCTTCTTCCATTGCTCTTTGTAAGAGTTCTTCATAGTTGCCTTTAAGCATTGCAATCTTTGCTGGATCAATGTTAGGTCTTTTCATTGCCATATAGTAAGATAATCCACAAGTCAAAGGAGGAAGAAATCTTTTAGGCATATCAGCATTTTGTCCTGCTGATTTATTCACATCTTGTAACTGACTTATGCGTTCTATCTTTAATATATCTGTACTGTTATCAGGTAAAGGCCAGATGCTTAATGTTGGATTATCTCTATCTCTTTTAATAGTATATTGAGTGGCTCTGCCTGTTT